CAGTGGCTTTGCTGCTGACATTACACATGACCCTAAGTTTGGCATTGACTGTGCTGAAGCCTTCGAAAGACTACAGGCTGACAAGCGTGTCAAGTATCTAATCTTTAAGGGTCGCATCTGGTCTAAGGAACAAGGCGACCATGCCTACACTGGTAGTAACAAACACATGAAGCATTTGCATATCTCAATCAAGGACGGCTTTGGGAACGACACTTCCCCTTGGTTTCCTTGGCTAGGTAAGCCAACAGTAGTAAACAAAGTAAAGGCTAAACTCCCCAAGCCACTACCTAAGAAAGAGACAAAATGAATAAAGCAAAAGCACAAGCAATCGTAGCAACCTACCTACGAGCAGCAGTAGCATCTGTAATCGCTCTATATTTAGCAGGAGTCACAGACCCTAAGGCCCTAGCATCAGCAGCATTGGCTGCGGTAGCTGGCCCAGTCCTTAAGGCACTTGACCCTAAGGCAACAGACTTCGGTAAGCAAGCAAAGTAGTACTCATATAGGGCTATAGCAGCCCCGTAGAGACAAAGAACCCCCCTTCCTAAGGTAATCACCCTAGGTTGGGGGGTCTTTTGTTGTCCCTAAAACTAATCGTCTAGGTCGTCAGCTTCCAGGTCTTCGATGTGTTCACGGAACACCTTCAAGTCCTTCAGTGCTTTCCTAGCCTTCAGTCGTATATAGTAAGTCTCAAGATAGATATAGATTTGATTCAGTATCTCTTTTACTATGAGTGCTGCAAGCACTCCATAGAATACATTTGACATTATTCTCCCTATAATATATATATTATTATATATATAATATATATTATATACAACCCCTTCGGGGTTTATATATATTATTTATTATATATTCTAAGTATAACACGAGGACTGACTCCTGTCAAGTGTAACTTAGGGACTGACTTCACTTGACATGACTGAGAGGGTATGTTATACTCAAAATATGAGCATACAACTTGATGAATATACATTACCAGAGCACGTATCGTACTCCGCATTCACGACATACATTGACTGTGGGTACCAGTACTACCTAGGGCGACTGCTCATGAAGGAGGAACTTCCTTCCGTCTGGTCGGTAGGTGGGTCCGCATTCCACCTTGCTTGTGAGAACTATGACAAGGGGACAATGTGATTGATTCAAAGCAACTATGGGACCAAGCTTGGCTTGAGTCCAAGGGTGACATCGACCTAACCAATGCACGAACTGGTGGTCGAGCTACTAAGGCTAACCCCAATAAAGAAGATGTTCCGTTCTGGAATGAGACTGGTCCTCGTTGGGTCCAAGCTTATATCGAATGGCGCAACGCTAATCCAACTTGGAAAATCTGGACTACCCCACAAGGGGCTCCTGCTATAGAGTTGGCGATGTTACCCGAGTTCGCTGGCGTGCCAGTCAAGATGATTCTTGACAGAGTGTTTGAAGTCAATGGTGAGTTGGTCATCGTTGATTTAAAAACCTCTCAGCAAACACCTTCCAATACACTACAGCTTGGATTCTACAAGGTCGGTCTTAAGAAGACCTTTGGTATCGATGTTAAGTGGGGGACATATTGGATGTCACGCCAGTCTGGGGTATCTCCGTTAGTTGACCTGAGTATGTACACTGAAGATAGAATCGAATACCTAGTATCAGGTTTCGACAAGGCACGTAAGGCTGGAATCTTCCTGCCTAATGCAAACAACTGCCAATACAAATGTGGGTTGACAGCGCACTGTCAGTTCTCTACAAAGATAGGATAACAAATGGAAGACTGGAAACTACAAGTATCATATAAGACACCTGCTGGTGATATGATTAATATCAGGGCAAACACTGCTGATGAACTCAGCGTGTTGCTTGAAGGTATTGGCGATTACTCAGTACAGGTGGCAGCAGTACAACGATTGGTCGTTGGTGCTTACAATACAGCCCCTTTGGGAACACAAGCTTCAACTCCAAGCACTCCGCAATCCACTTACTCCGCTCCACCCCAGGCTCAGGGTCCGTCGTTTACACCTCCTCCAAGCGCAATCACGCCACAGGGAACAGCGAGCCCGACCTGTATACACGGAGCAAGAATCTTCCGACAGGGGATAAGCAAGACGACTGGGAAGCCTTACGCTTTCTGGGCATGTCCGACACCGCAAGGCACACCTGACCAATGCAAGCCAGTAAACTAACGAGAGGAACAACATGAGCATCTGGGACAATCCTGAGTTCAAGAGTGAAGGAACAAGTAGCACCTATGTTAATTTTAAAAACATTGGTGACTCAGTAGAAGGAACAGTACTAAGCGTGGGACTACAGACATGGGACGATGGAACTGTAGCACCAAAGATTATACTTCATACCGCTGAAGGTGAACGAACATTGACTGCTGGTCAAGTTCGTTTAAAGATGGGACTAGCAGAGAAGCGACCTGAACAGGGCGACTACCTTGCTGTTAAGTTTGTATCCATTGAAGACCGTGGTGGTGGCAAGACACTAAAGCACTTCGATGTTGCTGTCCGTAAAGCAATGGCAACAGCACCATTTTAATTAAGTAGATGACAGACCATAGCCATCAAGTCACACCGTCAGGGTGGCTATGGTCTTTTTCTAGAGGGGGGAATAACAAATGCGTACACTTGTCCGCTCTATTGGCCGTGCCAGTATTGGTGGAGAGCCGTTGCCTAGTTGCTTTAAGGCGTTCGAGAACAACAAGATTATCATTAGACGCTCTGAAGTTTCAATGTTTGCAGCAGCTCCAGGAGTTGGAAAATCCACACTAGCATTAGCATTAGCACTGAAGATGAAAGTACCAACGCTATACATATCAGCAGATACCAACGCACATACTATGGCTATGAGATTAGCCTCAATGATTTCAGGTAAGTCGCAGTCAGATGTGGAAGGGATGCTATCAACTGATATCGGTTGGACTAAGGCTACACTAGCTAAGGGTTCACATATTGTTTGGTCATTTGAATCAGCACCAACACTACAAGATATTGATGAAGAAGTAGAAGCGTTCGAAGAACTATGGGGTTGCCCCCCAACTTTAATTGTAGTAGATAATCTAATGGACGTAGCCACAGATGGTGGCGAAGAGTTCGCATCAATGCGAGCTATCATGAAGGAGTTGAAGTACCTTGCCCGTGCTACTAATGCTGCTGTTGTTGTTCTCCATCATACAAGTGAGGCTGTCATGGGTAGTCCTTGTCAACCACGCAGTGCCATTCAGGGTAAGGTTGCTCAGCTTCCTGCGCTTATCTGTACTCTTGGTGTTGTGGGTACTAGTATGGGTGTCGCACCAGTAAAGAATCGTTACGGTAAAGCTGATGCAGGGGGCGGACTCATGACATGGGTTGCTTTCAACCCTGAGTACATGTTTATAGATGATATACCAGAGAATGTGTGAGGATATGGAAAAGACAATTAAGATTATGAAACAAGAAGCTTATGTTGAAGGCTATCAAGATGGTTATCTAGCTGCTACTAATGAATTGAAGGCAAAGAATGACAACACGAAAATCACACAAGGCTAGAGGAGCAACATATGAAACACAACTACGAGATTATTTTAGACGAAATGGATATGACGCTGAGAGACTTGCGAGAACAGGCAAGCGAGATGAAGGCGATGTTGCAATCAGAGCTGACTTCCTTGGCTCAGTTGGGGTCATCGAAGCCAAAGCTCCAGGTCAATCAGGTCGCATTGACCTCTCTGGTTGGACGAAAGAGGCTCAACTTGAAGCAACTCATTATGCGGAAGCAAGAGGCATCGACAGGGAAGCAGTGTTGCCAGCAGTCATCATCAAAGCTAGAGGGAAATCGGTGGAAGATTCGTACTTAGTATTTAGATTGGGTGATGTCTTTGGAAAATGATATGCCTTCGGTCAAGTCGGTGCTCGAACACTACGGTGCAGAGGTACGACGTGACCACGGGCAGGTCAATCTTAAGTGTCCCTTTCATGGGGACACACACCAATCAGGTACAGCAAACTTAGATGACAATGTATTCTATTGCTTTGCTTGTGGCATAGGTGGCAATAGTTTACAACTAATATCAAGGCAGGAAGGGGTGGATATACGTGGTGCAAAGAGATTCGCAGAAGGAATTGCTGGGGTTAGCTACACGGAAGTACGCGGAAAGCATTTATCTGGCAGAAGATTACCTCAGAAGTCGGGGAATTACAATGGAAGTAGCGCGACTAGCAAGATTAGGCGTCGTTAATGAACCTGAAGCAGGGCATGAAGCTTACGCGGGACGGCTTGCTATTCCGTATCTCACTAAGACTGGCGTCGTTGACCTACGTTTTCGCTCACTTAACCCTGCTGTTGAACCGAAGTATATGGGCATGGTTGGGTCTGATACTCGCATGTATAATGTACTGGACATTGAACGTGCTGGCGATTGGATTGGAGTCTGTGAAGGAGAGCTGGACACGCTTACTCTTTCTAGGTGCGTTGGAATTCCCTGTGTTGGAGTCCCAGGCGCGAACTCTTGGAAGAAACATTACACCCGTCTCCTTGCCGACTTCGAAAGAGTCTTCATCTTTGCCGACGGTGACGCGCCAGGTAGAGAGTTTGCCAATAGTCTGGCAAAGGAACTCCCAGTCACCATCATTGGATTCCCAGACGGGGAAGATGTTAACTCAGCTTATACTAAATACGGGGCGGAATTCATTAGAGAGAAAGCAGGGATAGTAGATGTCTGATAGTACCGAGAAGTGTCCTGAGTGTGGTGAACACTTTGACAATGCCTTCGAAGCAATCGACCACATACTTGAGGACGATGAAGACTTTGACCCAGCATTAATTTTACCCAATGGATATCGTTTGATGATTGGGTCGTTGTTACGCTGTATGTATCGGTACGCAGATGAACCTGAACAGATACGAAAGATAACACAGTCAACGTTCTTAACTTTATTTACAGCAGAGACGCAACCTAGTGTCATGAAAGATGTTGTTGAAGATATGATTGTTGACTCTAGCATGATGGACTTGGACGATGAACTCAAAAACTTACTGGCAGATGGAGCGTGAAGAGATATGGCAGATTATAAATCACTTAGTGGGCCAAGGATTAAAGGTGAACAGTTTTCACGTAGAGAATCACCAGTTGCTCATAGAGATAAGCGTTCCGTTGTTAACTTCGAGGACGCAGTAGATAAAATCTATGCTGAGTTAGCAGCGTTGCTGCTCAGTAAGCATAAGGATTACGGCCCGAAGAATATAGCAGACGCGCCTGGTGGTGCGTTGAATGGATTGCGCGTGCGAATGCACGACAAGTTAGCACGTATCAATAACTTAGTTGATACAGGTGA